TACGAGAGAGACATCGTATTAACATACGAAAAAAATATTGCAAGTTATGAATAACAAGAAGGTTGCAAGTTTATTGAACAAAGGTATCAAGTTCGAAACACTTAAGATGTTGAATGAAACTCAGATTGATACATTATACACTGCCGTAATTGGTGAACAAGAAAGTTTGACTGATAAAGTACAAGATGTTCAACAATTAAAAGGTGAGTTATCACAATTGAATCAAGCTATTGACCAAACCATTCAAAAGATTGGTGAGGAAGAAAATGAGGATGGGTTAGAAGATTTAGCTCGTCAAGATTATACGGGACAAGAAGGTCCTCATGATGAGAAAGACATGGCACCTGACGGTATGGATGATGACTCAGATAATAACCGTTCAGAAATGGGTGAAGAATTCAAATCTAAAGCACAACAGGGATATTTCTTTGCTAAGTGTGAAGAAGAGGGTCCTAAGTCTAAATGGTGTAAGATGGCTGATGAATTTGCCGATGACACTAAAGACTTCAGTAAATTACCTGAAAAAGTAAAAGCTGAGGAAATTAGACAAATCGAAGAATCTATAGTATCTTTGGTGAAGAAATACGTACCGAAGACTATGAGTAAGAAAGATTTAATAAATTTATTAGAACAGGGACCTGGTACGAAGGAAGCTCCTGTGAAGACACCTACAAGGACTAAACCTGAAAGGAAGACACCTTATAAGCCGAAACATAAACCGGCTCCAAAAGCGGGTGAAACAGAAACTGCACCTTCAAGAGTTAAACCTGGTACTATTGAAAAACCAGAAAGAAAGACTCCGTACAAACCAAAACACAAACCAGCACCTAAGGCGGGTAAAAAAGATTTACCAAGTTTTTTGAAGTTTAACACATTAAATATACAATTTAGAGATGAGCAAGAAGATTAATGAAGCACCAATTGACTACGGAGATAGACCAGAAAGAATGGCTCCTGATATTCAGGCAAAGATTCAAGGTCGTGAGACTCCGTTATCTGATAACCCCGCTTTGGATATCGATGTGGATGGTGATGGTGTTGTATCATCATTTGAAGAATTATTGGCGTCGAAAAGATTCAAAGACGTTGTAGATAAGGTAAAACAATACACAGGTATTACTGACATCTCTAATCAGAATGCGTTGATGCAGCTGCAGATGATGTTGCAACAAGCAGTTCAAGACGTTAAATCAATCGAGAACGAAAACGAAGAGTATCTTGAAAACTTAGCCGTCGATTTGGTTAAGAAAGAGATGTCACTTCCTGACGAAGCATTTCAATTCGATGTGGAGTTGTTGTCAGGTATGGGACAGATTGATACTTCTAAAATGAGACCATCATCAGAAGAACCTGATGAGGAAGATATCATGAAGATGTTCGGTAATCAGGATGCCGATGATATGGAGGACGACATCGAAGCATTTATGGATGCGATGGATAAGTTCGACATGGAGAAAGCAAAAAGACGTTTCATCAATTCCCTAATTCAAGGGGCGTCTAAAAAAGGTCACTATATGTTCAACTTGGTTCGTGAAGAATTGGACCGTTTGGACCCAAGACTACTCAACCTATACGGTGTGTTAATGTCTATTGCGGACTTGATGTACTGGATTGTTCCTGACCAAATGACACAGATGATGGCAGGTGCAGGTGAAGGTGTACAGGGTTCTGAAGAGGTTGACGAAACTACTGACCCACCAACAATTAGAGCAAAGGGATTATTCTTCCCTGTATTGATTCACGAGTTAATCAAAGGTGTATACGAAGTATTGGGTACACAAGGTTTACCTGATGACCCTAAGGCGGCAGAGATGGTTATGGGTTCTCAAGATACTTTACCATATGAAATTTGGGATTTAAGGTTAGGACCTGTTATTTGGGAAAGATTTACCGCTGCGTATCCTGAAGACCTTTATGAGGATGATATGAGGGAGATTCAGAATTATTTATTCTCACGTTTCTCAGCATTGTCTACTGAAGAGTTCTTTGAGGTTGCAAGAGAAATCATTGGTGACTCAGAGAAAGGTCAGAAGATTGTTCAAAGAATGGTTGATGAAATCATTGAAGAACTTCGTCAGTACGATTTGGAAGACGCTTTGGGTGGTTCAGATGATGATGAGGAAGATGATGATGAGTTCAGAGACTTCTTAGGTGGTCTCGGAATTGATTTATCATAAATAAATCTTATTTTTTGATTTATGGGTTTAAGTAGAGAACAGGTATTGGTCGAGTATGCAAAGATTGTGAAAGACACTTCCTATGCTCTTAAAACCTATCTTCAGACCTACGACAATACACAATCACGTTATGTTCCTTTAGAGTTGTTCCCTGACCAAGACAGGTTGATATACGACTACGATAACTTTGAGGAGAATATTGCAATCAAATACAGACAGGCGGGTGTATCTACAGTGACTGCCGCATGGTCATCTAAAAAGTTGGTTACTGCTAAAAAGAGTAAACCTGAAAAAATTCTAATCATTGCAAACAAATTGGATACATCCATGGAATTTGCAAATAAGATTAGGTCGTTTGTTGACCAATGGCCTGAGTGGTTGGGTGTTAAGTTCTCTGCAGATAAAAATTCACAAAGACACTTTAAGTTAACTAATGGTTGTGAGGTAAAAGCCGTTGCAACATCAAAGGATGCCTTGCGTGGTTATACTCCAACAATCCTAATATTTGATGAGGCGGCGTTTATCGATGCTGATGATGACTTCTGGTCTGCGTGTATGGCTTCATTGTCTACGGGTGGTAAAGTAATCGTTATCTCAACACCTAACGGTTTTGACCCTATATATTACGCAATATATGACCAATCATTAAGGGGAATGAACGACTTCAAGATTACCGATATGTATTGGTACCTTGACCCTCGTTATGCCAAGAATCTACAACTGATTAAATGTGCAGATATTGTCCATTATATGTTGAACCGTGAGGACTACAAAGATGAAGAGGTGGTTATCGATTATTCACACATCGACCCGAGAGAAAGGGACTTTGATGAGATTTCTAAAAAGTTTGATGAAGGGTATAAACCCTATTCATTGTGGTTTGAAGCGATGGCTAAAAAACTGAAGTTTGATAGACGTAAGATTGCTCAGGAGTTGGAATGTAATTTCTTAGGGTCAGGGGATAATGTTATCCCTAACGAAACTATTGAAAAAATCAAAGACCGTGAAATCCGTAATGCTGAGAATAAGTTTATGGGTGGTGCAATGTGGCAATGGAAAGAACCAATACCTGGTCATAAATACATTATGGGTATTGACGTTTCTCGTGGTGATAGTGAGGATTTTACCACATTCTGTATTATCGACTTTGATGAGAGAGAACAGGTATTGGAATACTTAGGAAAGATACCACCTGATGTTGCAGCTGAGATTGCATTCAAATGGGCAACTATGTATTCTGCATTTGTTGTTATTGATATCACTGGTGGTATGGGCGTATCTACAGCAAGAAAACTTCAAGAGATGGGTTACCAAAACTTATATGTCGAAGGGGTGAACGCGGCTGATAAGTGGAAATACAATCCAAAAGCCATGGAGAAGATACCAGGTTTGAACTTCAATAGTAAAAGGGTTCAGATTGTTGCAGCTTTTGAGGAAGCATTAAGACATGGGTATGGTGTACGTTCAACAAGATTATTACACGAATTGAATACGTTTGTTTATGTAAATGGTAGACCTGACCACTTAAAAGGACAGCACGATGACCTTATTATGGCGATGGCTATGGCAATATATGTTGGGGAAAATTCATTCTCTTCTTTGGAGAAGGTAACCGAACAAACAAAGGCGATGGTGGATAGTTGGATGGTGCAAGAAACGCCAGTTAAGAATCCTGTTAATGATTATAACCCTACATTAAGTGCCATGAGAAACGACCCTTATGGTAGACCACAAAACGGTGGAGCGTCAAAAAGTGATTATGAAAACTATTTATGGTTATTCGGAGGTAGAAGATAAAAGATTTAATTATTGTAGGAAATTACTACTATTTATATAAAAACAAAAAATGGCTGAGAATAACTATACTGTATGGCAGAGATTAACCAAAGTTTTTGGTCCCGATTCTACATTGGACCAACAGCCTCCTGTATACAAATTTGATAAGAAGGAATTACTTAAAACTCCTGACAAAAATGAGTACGAAAGAGAAAAACTTCAAGCTCAACAAACTCTATACCTTGGTCAACAATGGCAGAAGGTAGAAAATAACTTATATACCCAAGCCGTTTATTATGAGCCAACGAGACTCGCAGCATTCTACGATTATGAGAGTATGGAATATACTCCTGAGATTTCTGCAGCTCTTGATATCTACGCTGAGGAATCTACAACCGCAAATGAGGACGGTTACATCCTTCAGGTATATTCAGAAAGTAAAAGAATCAAATCAGTATTAACTGATTTATTCAACAATAGATTAGATATTGATACCAACTTACCGATGTGGACAAGAAACACTGCTAAGTATGGTGATAACTTCGTATACTTGAAGTTAGACCCTGAAAAAGGTGTTATGGGCGGTCAACAGTTAC